GGCTCCGTAAGGAGTTGACACCCTCACCATACTTGCCTTGTATACTAGACTACCTGGGCTCCAAGACCGCGACTTATTGTTGTGCACGGTAAATATATCATGGAGATACCAGGCACAAGCCTAATGTTCCTCCTCGGGGAAACCCCCGAGGGTTCATCGACTGCGGGAGGTATAACTCCTCCCGACTTATTTTGTCGTTGAGCGGAATGGACGTGAGAGCCGTTCCCACCGACGAATCAACTTAAGACCCTCCCCCAACCGATTAAGGTTGGGAGCGGCCACAAGTCGATCCATTGATGGTATTGCTCCGATCTTCTCCTCAATTTCTTGAAGAGCCGACCACAGTTCCGGAAGATGGTCAATAACTCCATCTCCAAGAGCTGTCACTCTAGCACGTAAAGTCTGAACCGCCTCCATAGCCTCCACGAATGGATCCTGGTAAACAACTCTATCAAGCAGCCAAAGAACGTCCCCCGGGACGCCCTTTAAACCGGGATGATAAGGGAATCTACCTAGATCCGACCCGTGAGGGATCAGGTGCCCCTGTTTCTCGAAGTTATCGGGATCGAACGGCTCGCACAATCCTTTCACTATCCTATCAAGCCGAGATAAAACTTCTTTTACCTCAGGTCCTAGTAATAGCTCCTTAGCTTTCAACAGAGCCCCCTCAGTCACTTTGTAAGTAGACTGGAGAGACCGCATTGTCAGCCAAGGTAATACTCCTTGGAACAGAGACATTGACGGTCCATGATACGCTACCAGGTAGTTTCTCAATCGAGATGGAAGGGACCACAGACGCTTCGTCAGTGACCCCGTTGCCTTGTATCCGTAACCCAGGAACTTAGCGTAAGCCCCTAGACCCATACTGTACTTCCGGCATAACTCTAGACCCGCAGACAAGTTCTTCCGCGAAACCAAGAGCTCTGCCAGAGATACCGCTGAGACGTCATTCCCTTTATAGAATGTACGCTTTGCGAACTCAAGGCAAGATCCATCTCGTGATACCAACGATTTATGCGCTCCAATCTGGACCCCAAGGCCCGTCATGATTGCTACATAGGCGTCGGCTACCTGTCCCCCCATTATCACAATGTCATCACCTAACACTGCGTAATGACGGTACCAGCTCCACCCCTCTTGATTACGAATACATACTTGATACCAAGCCCACTGTACTATACAATGGTGAGTCAGGGCCAGCATGGCCCAAGACGAAAGCGCTCCCATCGGTTGCCCGGTGGCATAGCGTTGAGGTTGTAAGGACCCAACACCATACTCATCTTTAAGATATATGTAATAATCTCGTGCAACCAACAAGGACGCCCACGCCTTGGCTAGACGAGGTCCAAGGACCGGGCCTAGCAATGCGACCTGAATTGCTAACGGTAATCGATCTGTGGCGGCGGTTAGATCAAAAGAAAAGAGCGCATAGGCCTTCTTCGGTACATTCAATCCCAGTCGGACCCAACCTGTAGGTCGGGAACCAGGATATCTATTCTCCCTAATAAGAACCTCGCGCTCCTTTATCAACGCAATCAGCGGTTTAACCTGATTGTGAGTACCGTCTTGACGGATCTGTCTAAACAGTGCGAACAACGCCTCGTGAAGAGGTCGAAGTAACCACTGGGTAAACGGGTCCACCATAGCAAAGACTCTTACTTTCCCTGCCGGTTCCACCTTAGTCCCCAGTTTTCCTAGTATCTGGCGGAAAGCCACGTTAAGCAATTTAACGGGCCATTTCTTCTTGGCTTCTGCGAACATCTTCGCAATTAACCGATCCGAAACGTCCACCACCTTACCCGAGCGACGCTCGATCCCGATATTATGGGATCGAGGATCAAGGGCCCCCCGGGACCAGGAATCGATATTTCTCAACAACCAAATATTGTTGGTATCCGTACACCATAACTTGAAAGCCTTTCCAAGTTCCGTGGTCTTCAGGATAGCCATCCAAACTCTGGACGTCAATAATATAGATTGAGGCGACGTGGAAGCCATCTTGGCTTGCAACGCCGCATCAGAAACAACTGGAGCTGACTTACTCAACAACTCGGGCTTCGCTTCTAGCAAAGACAGAGCTGGAATAGGTCCCCCCTTCATAACCTTCTCCACAATGGGAACAGTCGTACGACCCAAGAACTCCTTCAGACCTTTCCAAAAGATGGGCACGAACTCCGAAAAGTCCGTGATCACCTTAGGATTGGCCGTCGAGGGCTCAAGAATAGTACGAAGGTTCAACTTCCCTTTCATATCGAGAATACGATATAAACAGAAAAGCGATAACCAATAACGAATTATTAGCAAATCTCCATTCTGGATCCGCTTACGATGAAGTACAGGAATAACCCGTGGTAAACCACCACGAGTCCGACTGACACGGGCCCCAAAGGGTCCCGTATCGGAAAGTCTCTGGCCGCCCAGGAACTGCTGCAAGAGGGTGTGACACGCTTTGAGATAGACAATCACAAAGCGCATAGACCCCCCCTTATAGAGTCGATGGACGTACGCCAGGTATGTAATCGTAACCTTTATCAACGACAAGTTTCTCTTTAAACCGATGACTGGAGGTAATAAAAGCAATACCTTCAGCATCGGTCGACCAAGTTTTACCTTGATCAGGCCATTCATAGTAGCACCTAAACCAAGCAATCTCTCTCTAACAGGATTAGTGTCTTTAAATAAGATGCTAAAAGTGTTTTTGATTGTTTGCATGGTTAAAAATTATAGGTGTACTCTGAAACTTCGGTTTCCCTTTCGGGGCCGCAGGCCGGCTTAGGAGCCGCAGAGTTACCTGTGTGGCTTCACCTTCTTGATTTCCCCACCTAGTGTGGACCCCCTCTTCTGTTTCCAGAAAAGATTTCAGAGTTTCAAATATAATACTCCTATCCAACTAAGTAGTTCGACCAGAAGGTGACCACCTACTACTAAGATATGATCAACATTTAAGTTTTCCCTGTTACGGGTAAGATCAGTGCAAGTGCACATCTGATCCCGATCTTTTGATACCACGCGAGTGGCGCAAAGATGCGTGATATCTCTTTCCCTGATCTCATCAGGAAAAGCCTTAGCAGTAGCCTAAAGGGCGCTTTGAGGACCACCTCCCTAGATGCATGTCAATTAAGACACACACTCAGGAAAGCAGCACCAGCCGCTTGACTGATAGTCAGCTCGTGAGAGCCG